GCAGTGAACTCACTGAGGTCATAGATCTTATCATAGATCTTTTCTAACTCAGCATCATCATCCAAAAGTGCTCCAGATGTTGCAAACTCTGAACTATCATAGTTCCAGAATCCAGCGACCTGTTTGATCTTTAACTTGAAGTTAGCACCCTTCCAGAAATCGAATGGGTTGATTGCTTCCTCATCATCAAACTCAGGTTGCATTGCAGCAGTCATCTTATCAAAGATTTTCTTACCAAACTTGTATAGTTTGACTTCTCCTTCGTTCTCAGGATTCGCAGAGTCTTTTACAATATAGACATTAGCATAGTAAGAAAGCTTACGCTTTTGCTTACGGGCAATATCTTTATCGGACTCACGACCACTGTTCCAGAGACTTCTGTTGAGTTCTCCTACAGGATCATCTTTACCGATTGTAGTTAGACTATTCTCAATATACCAACCGCCTGGTCCTTGAAAAGCGTGACTCCAAACTTGAGTCCATGGCAGTTCACAATTAGCATGTGCAGGGAGGAATCGAATAACTGCGTATCCGTTACCCGCTTTATCTACAGCTGGTTTCCAAAGACGTTCATCAGTATTATTACCCTTCTCATTAAGTTTCTCAACTTTCTTCATTAACCTTTCAGTTAAGGAACCTGAGCGGGATTGTTTTTTTAATGCAGCAAATGACATTAGTATTCTCCGTATTTTTGTATTGTTGGATTGTTTGTATTATAACAGATAATGATGTATCGGTCAATCTTTTGGTAGATTTTCCTCTAATTTATCCAGAGTTACAGTTAGGGTTTCAAAAAATTCTGCAATGTTTTGATTTGGCTGTAATCCTAGAAATTTAGCAGACTCTAAGATCTGGTTCTTCATTTCAATCGCATCTTTATCGTCCTTCTCTAATGACAATCTGAACATGAAGTTCTTTTGCTTTTCGAGAAGTTTTCTCATCTTATTAATGTGTAGGAGTCCACCCTCAATGGAGGGATCTCTCATACCATTTATAGCGAGACCTGACATAATATCTTCTTGTAACTCCTGTATCTCGGCCATTGCGGCTCTGACTGCTGGAGCTTTNAAAAATTCACTCATTGTACGANTTTAATACATAACTATTTATCTGTTTTAGATGCCCACATCGGTAGGTATATCAGGGTAAATGCACTACCCCAGAAGGCGAGAAAAACGTATAAATGACTACCTCTGTGAGGTGAAAATGCAAACCCTAAGGCNACAACAATCACCCAAACGTAGTCTACTATACCATGAAAGGTTTGCCAACCATCACCGTATTTTTCTATAAGATTATCTCTCTGTTTTGCCGCCCAAGGCGAGACATGTCTCATCATCACAAATCCCTCATTGAGAAACATGATGGTGAACCCTATCCAGAATATCATANCGGTAATTTAGATTTAGAAGTTCTTTTAAGATAATTTAGTTCAGTTGCTTCTGCCTTCAATTTATCTTTAAGTGGTTTCGCTATCAATTTACCTACAGATTCAAATTCTATATTATTGTCCTCACAGTAACTCACTAAGGCCTCAATATAATTGAGTTCAGTGGTAAGAACTAATTGTTCGACATCTTGTGTAAACTTGTTCTGATCGAGAAATTTCTCTTTCAGCAGTTCATTAACTTCTTTCTCCATACTCTCCGAGCTTGTGGGTGACAAATTCTTTAATATACTTGGTAAGAAGTTTAATATAGTCACTTTTGTTGGTTTTTTCATAAACTTTCACATCTCCATTATCAGCAACCATNAGGGTTACAATCTTCTTTACCGAAATACCTGTCATCTCATAATACATGCAGGCNTACGCAGTTTCTTGAACAAAGTAGTTTTGCAACCACTTCTCTGGTTTAATTTTCTTAGACGTTTTAAAATCTATTACTGCTAATTCTCCTTCGTACTCGGCGATACAATCAACTCTTCCAGCNATACCGAAATACTCACTATATAGGGGTTTTTCCAGAGCGTGAATATTNTCTATNTTGTTTAAAGATTCTCTTGCAGCAATCCACCTTGCTTTGGTGNTAGGCAATACANCCTTTAAAGAANTAACATCTTCGTTTGAAAGATACTTTTCAACCAGATCATGAAACTTTGTACCTCTATCGGTAGCAACTTTCGTTATCTTGTTTGCTTCTTCCTCACCTANTTTCTTACGCCANTTTATGAAAGTCTGACGATTATAAAAACTAGTTATGGAAGTAATAGAAGGAGCCTTTTGTCCACTTGGAAGAGTGTANTATCGGACTCCATCTATNGTATTGGCTTCTAACTCAAAATCACCAAGTTTATTCAAATGGGTAAACATTATAAAGACAAAGCAAGTTTAGTAACCAAATAGTTTCTTACGAGACCAGATCGAACAATGTCATCTAAACCGAATTCAACAACACCGAAATCTTCTTCCATGATCTCAATGATACGTTTAAAATCTAAGATGCCATTCTTCTCATTGGATTTTGTAAGATCCGTTTGAGTAGAGTCACCACAAAACATTATTTTACAGTTATCTCCTACTCTTGTTATTATACTATCTAATTCGTGAAAATTCAAGTTTTGCATCTCATCTACTAACACAATGCAATTATCAAGTGTTGTTCCCCTGATAAATGATGTGCTCCAGAATGAAATAGTCTCTTGAGCTTTTAAATTACCGTATAACATTTCAAAGTCATTGTCTGATGGCATTTCAAACATATACTTTACCATATTCTTATATGGAATCTGATAGAGTGATGACTTATCTTCATGGTCGCCTGGCAAGAAACCAATCTCTCTTGTGGAGACCAATGACCTAACAATATACACCTTATCATATGGTGTCATTTCGTCAAGTACATCTCTGAGTGCTAGGTACAAACTAATAAAAGTCTTACCAGTTCCAGCACAACCGTACCCAAATATATTCTTTCCTTTTGCATAGTGATCAAAGAATACCTTCTGATTCTCTGTGATGGGTTCAATATCAACCATCATACCATTGTTTATTGGTCTCTTCCTACGTCTTTGTTTAGCACTCATTCCAACGCCAACAGTACTTTCACGATGTTGACTATTAGTATTCCTTCTTTTTTTAGTTGACATTAATACCTCTATTGGCTAAACGACCCTTTACTCCAGCTGACTTTTCAGATTTCTTCAGAATCTCACCCCAGCCTGGATGTTTGTTGACGAGTTTATCTTTCCACTCTCCAACTTCTCCCACGCCTGGAACTGTAGAGGGATCTGAGTAATCTCTATCCCATTCGGGATTATCAGTTTTCCATTGATCCCAATCGTGAATACTCATTACAACTTCTTTCTGTTCACCAGTTGTTTTGTTGACCACAGGGTATGTTGCCATTAAGATTCCTCTCCGTGAAGTTCTTTTTTGATTTGTTTTTGAATTTCAACTACACCATTTCTCCATTCTAAAGCTTCAGCAACTATTGGAAATTGTTCTATGAATACCGTTTTACAGGCATGTGCAATGTCCATATGTTCCTTCTGAGTTCCATGAGCGGATCTCAAATCAATATAATGTATCCATGATCTACAAGAACCTGTCATATAGATTCTTGTGGGTGTACAGAGTGGTAATACCATTCTAGCACATTCCTTTGCAACTCCCTCCTCTAACATCTGTTGATATAAGGCGGTTGCAGAACTAAACAAAGTATTCATTTGTAGTTCTAACTTTTGTTTAACAAAGGAGTCAAGATCGTCTGTTGAGTTCTGACGATTCTTTAGATCTTGTTTTCTAAGATCTGGGATAGGAATTTCTCCTAACTTTGTACTATCAGCATAACGCTGAGAGAACTCTTGAAAAGTAAATGATCTATGACGTAGAATCTGTGCCGCAATGGCACGAGTCGTTTCAATTTCAAGAGTCATACTAGATTGTTCAAATACTGACCAATGATTATGATTGATACAGTATTTTAATAATCCAGCAAACTTTTCGTTGTCCTGATTATTTGGATTAGATACTCTGGCAATATATGCCATGGTCTTCTCTGCATCAGGTGTAATGTTTACTAACTTTACATCCATTACATTTCTTCTTGATCTGCGTAAGTAACACTCTTACCATTTGGTTCAACGTAGGAAGTAGGATCAGAGTAAACTTCTGCTTCTAACTCCTCAATAACCGTTTTCAAGTTCTTAATGATAAGTTTTAAGTGGTTTTTGTCCATATCAAATAAAATAATTAAAGTTAATAACACACCTACGAAGGGTGTCAGTTGGGGTACAACCAGCATGTTTAGTATTAGAATCAAATACTACCATACGATTAGCTATACTGTCAACCTTTGTACCATCTTCAAATCGGGTATAACCATCATTACTATTTACATAATATATGGAAGTGATGCAATCGTCAACATCTGTATGTAGACCATGATCTATTCTCTCTGGTGTTTTCATTGTCAGATTGCCTTTAATTCTTACTATTGATATAGCTTCAAACTTATCAAGAATAGGTTTAAGTATTGAAAAGAATTTACTTCTAGGTTCCCACTGTGCATAGAATACATGACAGAACATGTGATGACCGTCACCTCTATAGTTTGCTCCATCGGCAAACTGCCAATGAAATGAATCATTACTCATCATAACATTACGAATAAGTTCGTAATCCTCTTGTTCTAAGAAATCATCAATTATTTTCAGCTTCATTCGCTTCTTTCAAGAGTTCTGACACATATTTCTCTGTGCCATCCATAGTCTTTACAGCAAACAAATTAGATTTCATATATTTCTTAGTCTTTTTATACTTCTTAATTAACTTCTTATATTCTTCAGCATTCATTTCAACCTTACCAGTGCTGCCAATATTCTCCTGTCTGACTTCATCCATTGGTAATCTCCCCCTCAAAATCCATCATACCTAACAAAGTATCATATGGAATCCATGCAGGGTTCTCATCTCCGAATTGAACTTCAACTTCTTTGATGTTCTCTTGGTAAAATCTGCTGTAAACAGTTCTTACGTTTTT